ATGTTGACTTTTTAAGACGGTTTAAAGCAACGTATCTAATTGCATCAATAGCATGGTTATAAGTATCAATAGGTTGTGATGTGTGTTTACCGTCGTTGTCAGTCACCCATTTATAGTTCCTTAACTCTTTTACCAAATTAATGCTAGACTTCGTTACATTCAATTTAAACGCTTGTAAAGTATCAATTGAGTTCCTTATACTATCCGCACCTTTTTTAGCACCCTCAATCCTAAAACTTGCACGTCTTAAATCCTCGATGCTTTTAGGCTCAGCACTATCTGCCACTATCATTTGTTGACTTGTTACATTCAATTCTTTTAACCTAGCTATTAAATCACTATTAGTTAATTTAGTTTGATATATCAATTCGTTTAAATAAAGTTCGCCATTAAATCGGTAAACTGCAATTAATGTAGATGGATCATTCGTAAAACCAAAGTCCATTCCATACGCTATAAACTCAGCATCGGTTGGGATTGATTCACATTGTTGCCAATTTTCAAATACTGTTCCTTGTAAACTTCCAATTTCGCCATCCACATAAACACGACACCAATTTTTCCAATAGTCGGACGTTTTAGCTTTCTCAATTTTTATTTGTAAGTCCTCTAAAGTTTCGGGTGGGATGGCTTCATTATCTTTGTAAGTCAATAAAAGAAACTCGGCATTGTGTTCTGGCATTACTTCGGTATGTGCCCAAAATTCATTATCAGGGTTAAAGTCAATCCACGTTTGCTTTGAACGTATCATTAAGGCATCCGCTATCTCAAAACTAATATGATTAGCTTCATTTAAAAATAATACGTCACGTTTACCGCTTGCCTTTGCTTTACCGACACTATCAAAAGATTTGAATTGAATTATTGTGCCATTAGAAAAAGTATATTCCATCGGGTTACCTATCCAATGACTCTCAATCCATCGGTTAGTTTCAAACATTATATCTTTAAATATTTTAACCGCTCCGTCTTTAACGGCTGGTATTGATTCCGCTACTATTGTAATTCTTTGACGTGGATTCTTAGTCGCATAGTCAATCAGTATTGGAATTATGCCATAGGTTTTTCCCGAACTTGTACCGCCTTGTATAACTCGCTTGCGCTTAGTCATAGCCATCATTTTATTTATGGCAGTGGTACGTTTAAACATTAGTCTTTAGGGAATAACGGTTGCTCAATATTAGTTTGCTCAATACTTTCTTTTAAGCCATTTAAACGTTGTGTAATGCTTGGATTGTATTGCCCTACCATACCACCTTCTATTTGGTCACGTCTTATAACTTCCCTTATATGCGAACAGATAGTAATATATTCGTTATATCTTTTATCAGGATTATCAAAATATTGCTTAACACATCCTATTTTATCATAACAATAAACTCTAAAACCTTCAATAGTTAAAGGTCGTTCCAATAACTCATAATCACTCGTACCGTCTTTACCGACAAATACGTGTTTTTTACGTGGGTTTGTTTTGCACTCGTTTTTATAGTCCTCAAATAATTGTGCCATTACTTCAGGAGTTTCAATATATTTATGCTTTGCCATTATTCCAAAAATTTATGTGTTCGTATTCGTCTTGCATCAGTTCATTATATAAATAAAAGTTTTCTTTAATATTGCCGAGTTAAAGTAATTAATCCTAAACGGTTGGTGGGGCAATAGCCTCATTGATATGCGTTCCTTCATAAGTAATTGAAATCATTAAAATATTATTAGTATAAAGTATTTGACGCTCAATCGGTTTATACTTTTTAACATTTAGTTTTAAGTTCTTTTCGCATTCCTTACCTACCCTTAGTCGTTCCTTAGGAGTAGGCTCGGTTTCATAATCAAATGTGTATTTAGCTTTGAATGGCATATTATAAATTAGTAATTAAATTAAATAACTGTTTATTAATTTTATCATATTGCTCAGCCGTTAAAGGTTTTTGTAATTGTATTTGAAAAAGAACATTAACAAAATTGCTGCCAGTTGCATGATTATGATAAATTTCCTGTTGAGGAATATCTTTTAAATTTGGTATTTTATACATTACTTTTTGCTTTTAGGTTTGTCTTCAATCGGTTTATTAATGTACGCTAATATCACGCTAAAAGCATCTTTGTAGATATTAACGCAAGTTGAACACTCAACAAGTACCTCCGTAGTTGCATCAATACCATGATAGGCTGCTAATATTTCTTTAACATTATCATTTGAACTGTCGGGACGGATTAAATCATGTGCTACTGCATAAATAAAATCCTTTTGTTTTAATAGTATTTCGTTCATTTTAGTTTATTTTTTATTTCGTTTTTAAATTTACAATTTTCGTATATAAGTTTACGTTCCTTTATTCCCATTTCGCTAGCTATTTGCCTTGTTGAACTAACAACCGACTTAAATAATATATCAGCTTTAAACGGCTGTTCCCTAACTAATCTAACAACTTTCTCAAACTTCATGTCGATTTCAAAGTTATAACTTTCTTCAATCAAATCAAAATTAATTTCATAATCATTGTGACGCTCAACCAGGGGATTCTTTGTGTTAACTAATTTATTAGCCCTGTGCCTATCCGAGTTAATTCCTTTTAACACATTTGAGCAATAACTAATGAACTGGCCCCTGTTTACTTTGTCGATTAAAAAGTCTTCGGGTTTCTCGCAAAGGTACAAAAGAAACTCTTGAAATAAATCATTTTTAATATCTCGGTAATTGCATAGCTTAGTCGATAAGCCGTTAAGCATTTTGCTATTCGCTGCTATGATTATCAGTTGCTCTTTATTGATTTGTCAAATATAGTAAATTCCTTTCCTTCAATCAAATCAAAAATAAAATCATGTAAATAATTTTCCATATCATCCACAGCCTTTAAACTTTCAGGATCTAAATTACTATTAATTGTTTTAACAAATGATTCGGACGCTCTGATTAAATCGTTAAACTTTTGTTTTTCTAAATGTTTAAACATACCTAAAAATCGTGTATATTGTTCGTTATTCGTTCGTGCTAAGGCGCAAAATACGATTAAGGCTCTTTGTGTTTGCTCTATTTTTGTCATTTTAAAATGGGTTATTTTCGTTATTAATTGTTATATCATTTAAAAAATTAGTATTATTTTCTATTGGTTTTGGTTGAGTTGTAAATAACCAATTATCATAGTTTGGGTTTCCTTTGTAGTAACGTCCGTTTGATTTATCCCAACTTAGTTGAACGCATCCTGTTTGTCCCCAATGTTTAAACTTAACCTTTTGAATGTAGACTTCGGTCATTAAAGTTTTATAATTACGGTAAACTGTTATTCCGTTTGCTGTTTTATTATAAAAGTTAGCTGAGCCTGAAATATTATATAAGTTTGGAACTTCATATAAATCGTGGTCTTCTTTACTTTTTTGTATCTTAGTAGGATGTGCCACTAAAAAACAGTGAACTTTATTTAATTCACAAAAGCGTGTTATTTTATCTAACTGCTCTGAAATATATTTAGTTTCATTATTTGCATATTGATGATCTAATTTATTCCAAGCATCAATAACAAATGCGTTAACTCCCTTTTTTCTAACTAATTGCCTAACAGCATCCAAAATGGTTTCAAGTTTAAAATCACTTTCTGGATTAATAAAAAAGAAATTGTCAGCATGATAACTAATCATTTTTTGTAAATCCAAAGGACTCAATCGGTTTATACCTTCAAATGGTTTACCTATTATTTTTTCAGCAAACTTACTAAAGTGTAATTCCAAAGGGTGGTTTTCAGGACTGTATAAAGCTGTTTTCCAACCATGTGAAATATTTAAACGGCATAATAAAAAATCTAAAAACTCTGATTTACCATGTCCCGGTATTCCTGTTATAGTTGTTAAATAACCTTGTTGGAATTTTAAATGCATATCCATTTCAGCCATACCGATACCAGCACCAACTGGCAAACCATTATTGTAGAAATCTAAAATATCTCGCTCAATATCATTTGCAGTAAATACACCTGTTATAGGAAACTCTTTAGCTTCATTAACACAGTCAATAGTTATTTTCATGCCGTATTTAATCAAACAGTCGTTTGCATCTTTACAGTCTTTAAATAAAACTTTACTACAATTTTCAAAGCCTAAACGTCTACCGAGTTCGTTTTGTAAATTTAAACCAGCTGCATCATTATCTAAAGCCAATATAAATTTAGTGCTATCTGCAAATGATTCAATACAATTATCTAAATACTCAAAATTGATTTTACCTAAACCAGCACCATTTGGAACTGATATTACATTTTTAAAACCACATTCGTATAATGCAAGGCAATCCATTTCGCCTTCTACAATTATAATAGTTTCATTATCAATAGTTGCATCTAAGTTGTAAAATATCAATTCAGCATCTTTATAAAGTTTAAAATCTTTATCTTTACCTCTGCTTTTAATGTTTATGAGTTCACCATTGCGGAAGTAGTTAAATTGAATAGTTGGTATGATTGAATTACTTTTAGGCATCCATTCGTTACTTTCGGTAACTTGTAACTCTAATAGTGTTTTTTCACTAATTAAACGACTGCTAAAGAACTTTAAACAATTATCAGTATAACTGCTTACTTTTTTAATTATTGGACGTTTATAATCAATTTTAACATTTTTAGGTTCAAATGGTTTGTTTTCAATAAGAACTATATTGCAGTGGTTACACCTGCCAGCACCTTTACTTAAATTAAAAGAAAAACATTTATCAGTTTTTTTAATTCGTGATGCTGAGCATTCAGGGCAAATCATTTTATTTTCTCCGTTCTTTTGAACATCGATAATGTATTCTTTTTTATCCGCTAGGTTAATTACTTTTAAATCTGCCATGTTAGTATACCATTTTTAAAGGAGCGTTTGGGTTAATCGGTGGGTTTTTAATTATCCAGTTCTTAAAATGGTTTGCAAATTTACTATAATTTGGATATTCTAATTCAGCATATTTTTTAAAATCAATAAGTTTTAATTTTACCTGAACTAAATCAAAATTATTATTTCGTGCAATATCTTCTAAAAATTGTGAATTTTCTAAACTTATAAAAAACTCTTTAATATTAATTACATTTACATTTACAGTATCATTTACATTAACATTAACATTATCATTTACAGCTAAGTTTGCTAAGTCTTGCTTAGCTTTGCTAGCTTTTGCTAAACCACCTAATTTGCCAGCATCCTTTCTTTTGTTAACTACTGATTCCCAATGCTTTAAATCTCTTTTAAGTTGCAACTTAATTGGCTCAAAAGCTATTTGAATTATACGGTCATCAGTTTGCGGGTCTTTATCGTTAACATATTCTAGCAAATGCTTAATTAGCTTACCACTTTCTTCATTTGTTAAATTTGCAAAGACATGAATTATATCAGTATATAAAACGAATGATTTTTTATTTTCTGCCATTACAATATAACTTTTAAATTTTGTGATGTGCAATATTGCGCTGAGAATCCGTAAGTAACTAAATACATTCCTGTACTTTCATTTAGGCATAACCTCGGTTTTAAAATTGGATTTGTTTTGTTAAATTCCTTTAACGCTTCATTAAGTTGTTTCATATTAAATAAAAAACCTCCAAACCTTGAGGTGGTAGACTCGCAGAATGAAGGTTTTAAAATAATGTTTTTACTAGTTGCTACCACACAACATTAACAAAATTAATAAATTATTTATTATTTATCAAATTTATTTTAAAATAAAGTTAAAATACTATTTTTTTCTTCAACAAATGATTTATGATTAGATTCATT